ATGCCTCCGAAGAAAATGAACATCTTCTTGTTTGGTGGGAAAAGTGTGTAGCTGTTGACGAGCAATTGCGTTCGAGAAATCTCAACAATGCTCGAAAAAATGGAGATGTTACTCCAAATGAAGTTAGGGCTGATTTGGGTCTAGCTCCCGACGCTGATCCTCAGTTGTTTGATACAAAGACCTTTAACGCTATTCGACAATGGTTAATTGATGTTACTAAGAAAAGTATCAGTAGAGAATCAGCGGTGGAGTCTATTAGAGGATTAGGTTTGACATTAGAACAGGCTGAAAAAATAGTTGGTCCTCCTATGGAAGATAATACTACAGAGCAGGCCGTAGAAGTCTTGGAAGATGCTATAAATTCATTGAATCCAAATCTAATAACAAGTAAAATTCTTAAAGATGTTGAATGCTCGCACAGCTAATAAACATAACCATCGAAGCTGTTAAACTCAAACGACAGATAATGGATCGAGAGATTCGTTGGGCTATTGCTAAGAGTATACACACCCAACAGTTTGCGGCATTTGAGAACAAATTATTTCACGTTTTAACACCCTTTTTTCAAAAGCAGCTTAATAGTATAATAAAAAACTTGACTGATATGTCCCCTAAATCAAAAAAGGACATAGAAGAATTTGTTAGTTTATTGTTCAATCCTTACGAATGGGACGAGCAGTTAATTGATATTGTTCTTCCTATTTTAGCGGGGGCAATGAGTGACGCTGCTTTAGCTCAATATCTATCAGTAGGAATTGATCCTAAAAAGATAACTAAAGCAACCTCCGCTAGTGAATGGTTAGCTCGAAATTCAGGGGATTTAGATGAATTTGAAGAACTAATGGAAGAATCAGGTATTTCTACTCAATTCGCAACAGAATTACCTTTGTCCATGAAATTAGAAATTACCCGACAATTGAAGAACACCTTCTCACAGCCTTATTGGCATGGAATAAATGAAACTACTAGTGGGGATGCTGCGAAGTTTTTGAAAGAAGGATTAGCCAAAGGATGGTCTACTCGCCGTATAGCCTCAGAAATATCAAGGATGTCCCCAGGATACAGCATAGAGAGAGCTACTAGGGTTGCTCGAACGGAAATAGGCAATGCCTTGAATGGGGCTAGAAAGGGTGCTCTGGACTCCATAGCGGCTGAATTAGGCCCCCAAATACCTGTGAAAGCCATCTGGTTGAGTGTTTTAGGTCCACGAACAAGAGAAACCCATGCTATGTTACACGGAGTTCCAGCAGATGCCGAGGGGATGTGGAATCTTAGTGGGATTTCAATTCCTTGGCCCTCTCATTATTCTCTACCGGCTAAAGATCGGGCTAACTGCGCTTGTACGATTTCTCAAGAATTCGGCATGGATGATGCTCAAGCTCTGCAAGAAATAGGGAATTATCAAGATAGTGTAGATGTGTTTCAAAATCAATAACCAATAGGAAAACTTAGAATGAAGAAGAAACCAACTGACAGCATACGACACCGTGATCAACTAGTAATTAGTGATTTAGATGACTATGCTTTGGCTAAAGCCGTTGAGGATAGATACTTAGACCTATCCCACACCTATGAAAGAATCAATCACGACATCCTTTTGTTTCCCGATTCAATGAGTGCTGATCTATTACGATGGCGAGAAATGAGAGTTCGGCATGATGAAGGGGATTTACGACACTCCGATGCTGAGATGCAATCAGTTCGGACCATTGCTCAGTGGACGTTAGACGTTAATAATGAGATAAGAAATCAAAAGAAAAACGTCTTAGATTGGAAAGAAAAATAACGTGCAATTAGCTAGTGTAAGTTGTGAAAGACTCAGGTTTTGTGCTGGTGATCGTGTCTTAGTCAAAGTTTGGGGGCCTTTAAGTAAAAAAGCCGCAGCTAAGATTCGTTCTTCAATAACTAAATGGGCCGGTGTTCCGGTGGAAGTTTTTATCTATAATGCTCATCAAATGGAAATAAAGGTCGAACATGCCCAAGAAGAACATAAATGAAATCCTAGAAAATGATAGTTTACTTATATTTAACGGTAGTTTGGCTCGTTTTGATATGGCTTTTTGTGACGCTATGTCTCTAGGACATGATTTTACCTTGAAATTAGAAATACACGGGAATAAAGGGGAATTGATCCATTGTAGGGTTCATAATGACTCTTTTGAGCGTCCAAATGGGGTAGAACAGCGAATTCAAAACAAGTTAAAGAACTAGCTATTTAATCAATAACCACTTTGTTGTATAATCCAGAAACTTAGTAAAAGTCTAGGCGTCAATTAAAGAGCTACGGCATGAATAACAAATCATGTTGTAGCTTTTTTTATGGAGTAACATAATGTCAAAAAACGTAACTTTTTACCTGGGTCCAGCAATTGGACTCGCAAGTCGCCTCTTAACAGTAACGCGAATGGTGCAAGCCGGGGATGATTCTACCCCATCAGCAACTATTACCGCCACCTTGGGAAGTGTAACCAACTCTACCCAAATTTTGCCCGATAATATAATGTACCAAGCAACTCTGGTTGACACAAAAACAACCGGAGAAGTTGCTGAAACAGATGTTCTTAACTTCCAAACTGGAACTTTGCAGTTTCCTGGGCCACGAAGTGACGACCGTTTACAGATTTATTCAATGGAAGATTTGTCGTCTAGTTCGAGTGCAAGTAGTGCTTCGTCTAGTTCGAGTACAAGTTCTAGTGCTTCTTCAAGTTCGGCCAGTTCGGTTAGTTCGGTAAGCAGTGGATCGTCCAATTCTAGTTCGTCTAGTTCAAGTTCGTCTAGTTCAAGTACCTCTAGTGCGTCTTCGAGTTCGGCTAGTAGTGTTTCTTCGAGTTCGGCTAGTAGTGGTTCTTCAGAATCACCTAGTTCGCAGAGTATGTCTACTTCGTCTAGTAGTTCACAAAGTATGTCTACTTCGAGTTCATCGTCTTCGTCTGATTCCAGTACTAGTTCGCCTAGTTCAAGTAGTTGGTCATCGTCGCTTAGTAGTGCTTCAAGCACCAGTGTTTCTAGCGAATCGAGCAGTTCCTATAGCCATTCTACTTCGTCTAGCTCCGCTAGTTCGAGTAGTGAAGGATAAGAAAGGGTTTATAAATGCCTGTTGAACTTAAATTACCTGATAATCAATTTGATAACATTATTCGAATGATTAAGAAAGTTGATTCAGAAAAATTGGACGTATTAGCCACAGCCGTTACGGATACGATGTCTCGCTTGAAATTCAAGCGGGATGTCTCCAAGGCTGTAAAAGGTGTTCCCGATGGGAGTGACCAAACGGATATTATGTCGATTGTTGTTTGGCTAAAGAAGGTTCCTCGTAGAAATCGAGTAACTAAACGCCAAGTAGTCACCATTGATGCCACTATCGCAAGTAGGATGGGTGTTTGATGTATTTACATTACCAGCAAGTAGCGGCAACGGGCGTTGTTAAAACAGCGGCAGATTTTGCTGTTCCTTGCAATGTCACTGGTGTTACGCTTCAATCTGATACTCAGGATGTTCGTTACACAATGGATAATGTCGCTGTTCCTACACAAGCTATTGGTATGATTTTTGTTTCTGATTCTTATGCTCCCGAAGAGTTTTTGATTGAAGACTTCTTACGGATTCAATTTATTAGTGGAGCAGGTACAGATGGAAACTTAAATGCCCACTTTTTTGCTGGTAGGAATATTTAATAAATACCAAGGGTTAATATGAATATAAATGATGGGTTGTTAAAAGCAATAAAAGCCAGAAAACAAAAGCGTACCGAATTTGGGTACGGTATTTTGACAGGCGATTCGCATGTTAAAAATATGCTAGAAGTTGTTGGTATGGATTATTGCTCAAAATTCGCTGTTACGCAGCAGAGTAGCTTTGCAGAAGCCTTGACAAAAGCCGCAAATACACTCGTTTACAGCAATTCGGAAATGAAGGTTCATCAAGAGAAACTCAATTTGGATGACATTGTTCTTCCTAAGAATACTCTTATGACATTTCGTCATACACTGACTAGTTCTAAGAAAGACCGAGATAAGGATATTCTTCGTTCTGATGGAGCTATCGTTGACCCCAAAATGATTATGCTGTGGCAGCATGTTCATACGCTACCTATCGGTAAGATGATCAAAGTTTATAGCCAAGACGAGAAATCATTACAACTCGTTTCTGTTATCGTAGATATGAATGAACTTAGTCATGATGCGGCTGTAATGGTCGATAATGAAATGGCTCGATTCAGTCATGGTTTTTCGGCTTTAGAATTTGAGGAAATCAAAGAAGACAATGAATTTTCTGGTTTTGATGTCAAAAAGTTCGAAATTATGGAAGAGAGTATTGTCTCCGTTCCGTCTAATACGGATGCTAATGTAGAGGAACTCATGTTATCACTCGTAGAAGGCGGCAAACTGTGCAGTCCTATAATGAAGCAGTATGGTGAGAAAATACGCGAAAAGATGCCTCTAATTCTTCCAGGTATTACTATCAAAGAAACAGAATCAACAAATGGTGATAAGAAACGAGAAATTACTTGTAACAATTTTGAAGAACTAAAAGCCGTGTCAGATGCCGGTTTAATAGGAGACAAACAAAATGAAAATGGAAACGACAAATCAGTCAGAGACGCAAAAGCAGATGCCAGTGCATCAAAAGAAGCCGATGAATCTTCGATCAAAACAAAAGAAGAAGAAACAACCGATGAAAACTCGGAAGTAAAAACAGAGATTACTGTTAATGATGCTATGACTATCGTTCTTCAAAAAGGAACAGTAGTCGAACACAAGAAGATGATTAAGCTTTTAGAAGCAATTAGAAAGGCTGAGAAGCGAAGTCATCGAACTAAGCAGTTTAACGCTGCTAAGTAAAGAATATTAAATTTGCCGGGACGGTCTTGGTAAACTAAAATTTGTTTTCAAAAAACGGAGTGTATTATGACTATTACTGAAAACTTAAAAAAGTGGCTTATTGATAATTGCGATGTTAAAGCAGACGCAACTGACGATGAGTTGAAAAAGGCCGTTGCAGATGCTATGGTTAGTGGCACTGATCTTACGGCAGAGAAGTATTTTGAGTTGACTCAGACTACCGAGGACGAAACGGTCAATGAATTTGACGCGAAGTTTGCCTCGATTACTGATTCGATTAAGCAACTTACTGACCACATGGTAGCTAAGGATACGAAAGAGGACAAGGATGCTGAAGACGCCGAGACTAAAACGGCAGACGAAGCTAAGTTGGCTAAAGCATCGAAAATGCTTGAAGATGCAATGGAAAAGATGGAAGCTGATAAAAAGGAAGCTGGAAAAACTTCCGAGGCTCAGAAAACCAGTCCTTCCAAGTTTGCTAAGATGATTGCTGCTAATGGTGGTGGAATTGAATCGGATTCGGATACTTTGGATGTCAGAGTGAAAGAAGCCGCTGAAAGTTATAATAGCACCACAAAGACTATGCTTTATCCGAATTTTTCAGAGAAATCTGGAAAAGCTCATTCGCAGGCTGGTCAACCTCTAATGGATAATGGACATACTATCAATGAAACCAGTGAGCTTGATGAAGCTGTTATTGGTGCTTATTGCAAGTATGTTTGTGCTTCTGCCCAGAGAAATGGTAGTAAGTCG